TTTACTGGGATCTTCATTGTCCAGTACAACTCCCCGGAAGAATCCGGAATATCTATCTAATTTGGTTTTTCTTACCTTCATTTTTGAAGAAAATCTTAAAAATCTTTGTAGCCCATAATATCTTTGTTTTTAGTTCAAAAATAAGGGTTCTGTTTTCCAGGCCCTATCATAATACTACTTTTAGTAGATCTCCGTGTATAAGTGGTATTAGAACGGTTATTTGGGGTGTTAAATACCATTTCTTACCCTTTACGAACTTCAGAAGCAGGAGATAGTGTAGTATCGATATCTGTATCCACACCACACCGAGTTAAAAGAAGATTTGTCATAAAGGAAGAACCTAAAATATGAACGACTCTTTTAACCATCCAATTTCCCGAATGTTGATAGATAAATAAACTACCACAATTCAATGCTTCTGAAAAAAGTACTTTTACAACATCTCCCGGAAAAATATTCTCAGTACCCCAGGTCGAAATCCACATGTTTACTGAATTAAGTACTGCATCATAAAATTGTTGTCCAATTCTTCCAGAGAAATCGTTTGTAAAATCGTTACTTCTCCCAAAGAAGGAAACCGATTTATTCGTATCATCATCTTCATCTACTAAATAGTATTCTGAAAGAGAGGGACAGTTATCAATCTCTGTCAAAGTAGAAGATTTATACTCTCCAGCAGTATAATCAAAATATCTATAATTCGCGTGTTTAGAATTGAAAAATGCCCTAAATTGCGAATTATCAAAAATTCTATAATCGGATACTGGAAAAAAATCTTCATATGGCTTTGCCCCAATAATAAATTTATATGATATCTCAGAAAGAAGAAGTTCTTCTATACTCTTAAATACTAATATTGGCACACCTTGTACATTCTTAATAAAACAGTAATAACAAGTTTCTCCACTTCTTCCTTGTATTCTCTGTCTAAGGTACTGAAGAAAAAAAGCATTATCCCAGTAAGGCTGAAGTACTGTCTTCACATAATTAAGAGAAGAACCTACCTCAGTCTCCTTTACTCCCAACTCCCTAGTTGCAATATTTTCAATAGTTGTTTTTAGATTTCCAGACAGTACTCGATTTCTATATGGGGTAAATAACCCGGATATACTAAGAATTCCGTCCACTTCGTATGATCCAGAAGAAAGAGTTCTCCTTCTCTTTACTGAGAAAATAAATTCATTTCTCTCCTCGGCAATACCACTACGAGAGAAAGTTAAAGATACTGTATTTGATTCTTTATCATGTGGAACTATTAAACCTAAAAGATTCGTAGAATCCTTTATTCTAAGAGTAAAAGTTGGAACTATTCGATCTATATCCTGGGAAATTGTTAACTCCTCAATCATCTGAGGCTGCACAGGAACAAGTACATTCCCTATCTTAATTTCTAAATTATAATTTCCAACTAATTCCATTAGTTTCTACGTACCCTGTATTTTCGCTGAAATTCGTATACATCGAGAACATTGGGTATAGTCAGGATTGTTCCGGGGACTATATCACTAAAAGGATTATGTATCCCATTTACTAACAGAACAACCCACCAGAAATCAACAGTTCCGTAACATTTATCACTAATAATTGCGGGATCTGATATATCCACATCTTCCACTCGATAATAATTTGGCGGATATTTCATCTTAAACTGAGAAAGTGAATTGTACAGAAAATCTAATTCTTCAATTCCTTCTACTGTAAATTTCTTATAAAATAATGTTCTTCTCATTCTAGTAACAATTATCCAGTAATCTTAGTATAGGAATACTCTAAACTCTCTTTGGTGGGCATTTCATATGTTTCAAAAACAATTTCTGCATCCGCAGAAACGGGATATCCGTCCGAACCAAATTTAGTTTTAAAACTTACCCCGCCAGATTTTACAATAACATTCCAGAAAGTAAGAAATGTTCCAAATTCTACCATAATAAAGTCGCCATGGCGAGATTGTTTCCTCACCATTGATTGACTTGTTTGAGTGTAGTTAGTTTGCCCATTAAGTAATCCTTCAGCAACAAAAGGAGATGGTCCCGGAGGTCGAAGTAGTGGGAACTGGCTAACAATTTTTTTCAGTTCCTCCGCAACTTCTCCAAAACTAAATGTTGCAAAAGCTTTTCCCAAATCTGCAGGACTTACTGGTTTTCTATCAGACACTGGATCAGAAGGCAGTGCTATTGTCTGTAACAACCTACACGGTTCTAATACCTCTATATATGGATCTTTAGTACATTCAAATTTTAACGGTACTGTAATAGTCATAGGAGAAGTACCCTGCCATAATCTTCTTGTAGTAGCACTGGTAATAGCAGATCTCTTACCTCCTTGATCAAGTTGTATAGCAGTATTTGCAGCCCTAAGGATAGAAGTAGGTATTGTGGGCTCCCAATAAGATTCTACAGCTAATTTTATATCCTCTTGTACAGGAGCTATTATAGTACAATTATTTCGATAACTAGTTATCTTAACCAGATACTCCGGTGGTATTGGATCTCCATCTGGAAAGACATACCCATACTCACGAAAAGTACCCGCAGAAAGTCTCCGTCTATCTGAAGATCTTCTTTTGGCTCGAGGATCTTCCGGAAATTGTTTCGCTACATCGGGAGTAGTAGGTTTAGTTGTAATTGCCATTTTAATCCTCTAATTCTAATTCAGAACCGGCCAGTGCTCTACTAAAAGGATCACTAGTATCAAAAGGATTCCCAATTCCAGGTTCTCTAAAGGTTGTAGTAGGCGAAGGCTGCGCTTTTTCTACATTTCTTGATAAACCCAAAACAGATTCGTCCAGTTTATTAATTGCTCGTAACAGTTCCACCTGTTTACTTACATCTGCGGGGGTAGTAGGAGACTTGGAAATGCCTCTAAACTCTTTCTCTAGTTCCTCAGTTCTTTTTGCAACTGACATAATTTCTGGCCTCGCTTTTATCCCGTATGCCTGAGCCATTCTTCTTGGAACCTGCTTATACCAAGGATCATGAAATTTTTGTGCCAGTTCTTTTCTCTGTTCCAACCCGGCAATATCTTGCAGTACAGCTTTGGGTGTTTTTCCAGCAGCCCCAGCATATTCTTCCAAACCCACTTTTTTAACTGCTTCTAATTTTTGTTCTGCTGCTGCACCTGCCCGTTCTCCAGCTTCTCTAGCTGCTTTTTTAGCTTTTTCAAATCCAAAAAATGCTTTTAGAAGTTTCTGAAATTCATAAAGAGAAAAAACTACTCCTCCTATCCCAGCCGCTAATGCAACAAAAGAACCGGCCCCAGCAATAAGTGGGCCAATTGCACTTCCCAAAGATTTAAATGAATCCATAAGACTTCCGGCTAAACCACCAATACCCTCTTCCCCCTTCTTGCCCACATCTTTTATTTTCTTGAGAAGTTCTTTCGTCCACTTCGCTTTATATGCTCCACGATTAAAGAAATCGAGAAGTACTTCAGAGCCACCACGTCTCTGAGCTCGAACCGCTTGACCAATGTCTGCCCCCGTTTCTCTATGCCTTCCTATTCTTCCAAATCCTTCAGTTGATAATCCGGAAGAAAGTGGAGCAAGTGCTCTTCCCAACCTTTCTTCTTTTCTCATTCTATACTTTTGAGATAATTCCCGTCCCAAACCAAAAATATCTTTTGCAAATCTCCCAACAGGAAGAGCAAAAGGACCTAGTGCAGCGGCCCCTAATCCTTTTAATGTTTCTGCCGCCATACCATAAGTTCCGGGCATTGCTCTTTTGATAAACCTTGCAGGGCCTTCTCTTCGTCTTCGAGTCTCCGCTCTTGCTCCACCGCGAACAATTTTCTCAGTAATATTTAAACTTTCGGGACTTACCCCAGTAGTTTCTTGTATGGTAGATAGCTTATCTTTTAATGCCTGAACTTCGTCCGATTTCTGAACAAGAAAATCTCTTCTATCATTTAGTAAGTTAACATTTTCAACAATCTGATCTACATCCTTCTTATCCATAGTTCCAAAATCTACAATATGATCCATAAGAATGATTGTTTGATTTATTAAAACTATAGATTCTTTTGCAATGGACTTAAACTCTCCTTTTTGATATACTTTATTTAAACCACCAAAAAAAGCTAAATAATCCCGGGAAAGTTTCTTTTTCAAAGCACGAAAAGTTTTCATATCCCATAGATCTGCACCAAAAACATTTTCTAAGAAATATTCTCGATGCTTTCGTCCAAAAATATCCTTTTTATATCTCCAGCGTTTTTTAATCATTGATTTTCTTTATTCTCTTTTTCAGATCGTTTCTGTTCAAAAAGTCTTTCATAATACCAATCTAACATTTTTACATCTGTTTTCCTCTGATCCATTATTCCAAAATTCATAAAATATAAAAGATTAAATTCTCTTTCTAGGAGAAACTGAAAATTGGGAGATGCTCGGAAAGAAAAACTCAAATCGAAAGGGTATATCTACTTCGTCCTCCTCCCCACAACCTTTCTCAGGACAAGTAAATTTAGTTTTTAATTCTGGTCCATGATAGAAATCATCCTGAAATGCCATTATTGCTAGAAGATCTTTCGATTCCATACTAGATAACTTTTCTACTTGAGCAACAATATCCATATCACTAACCACTGTTCTAGCATATCGGTAAAGTATTGCATTGTCCTTATGCTTCTTTGAATATTTTTCAACTTCTATTTCATCCCCTACAGTAAGTAACCTAAGACCTATAACTTCTTTAGACACTGGAAGAGTAATTGAATATGGTTGTTTATAATTTTCTGGCAGTTTTATATTCTCAAGTAATGTCAAATCAACATCAATTTCTACTTCGGAAAGACAGTTTGAGCAAACTGTTTTAATCTTCATAAATCTATCATAAGAATTGATGTACTCCCAGAGAATTAAATACATACGATCTCCAAGAGTAAGTTGAATGGGATCTACCCCCTGCAAGACAGATTTAAGGACTTCAAAATAGTTCCGCTCAAGATTAATTGGATTAATCTGAGCCAGATAAATTTGATCGCTTCCTTGATATGCTCTAGCACAAACTGAATCTGGATTAATTGAATTTCCAGCAGAGTCTTTATAAGTTAAACAACGGGAAGGTAGATTAATTGGTAAATAACTGTTCAT